TGGTTCCCGGCTCTTGCACGACGTTACCGATGGTTACAAGCAGCGCCTCGCCAGACACGACGCTTTGCGCCAGCGTAAACGCCGTCGCACTGCCGGTGCCGGTAAATCTTTGGAAGGTGATGTCACCTATATTTGGGTCTACGCCTATGTATGCCATTAGTCAGCGTCCTCCAAAGCAGCGTCTAAATCTGTAAACACGCTTGCATCAAGATGTGTTTGCAAAAATGTAGCAATCACCGAAGCATCCTGTCTGTCTGATGCGGCAACCGATGACAAGTCTACAATCGTGCTGCATGTCACAGACTTCGTATCTGTGCCGTATACCCAATCCACTACAAACTCAGTCATCGTTTGAGGTGTGATTTTTGACACCAAAATTTGATTAGACATGGCTTTTCCTATTATCCGGTATTCGGGCCAGCAATAATAAACCCTGCCACATTAAATTGAATGTTTCCGCTGTGGTTATGGTTCACTCGTAAAGCACCACTTAAAGCAGAAAAAGTTACGGTGGGGTTGTTGCCCCCATAATTGTTTTCAAACAATACTGTGGCGCTACTCCACGCATGTGATACCAACACCGTGCGTTGAACATCCGCAACACCAGAGTCCTGTAACAAAGTTACCAACACAACGCTGCCACCATAACCACTAACAAGACTGGTAGTGGTGTTCGGCGCAACATTTATGCGTGAGCGTCCGATACTAATAGAGTTAGAGAGTCCACTGAGTACGCTAGTAAAGGGAGTGCCATTTGAACCGAAAGTGGCAAGTCTGCCGTTATCTGGGTTGTCTTTTCTAACTTCTAAAGGTGAATCAGGGGAACTGTCGCCGATACCAACTTTGCCGACGCTGTCGATAAACATGGCCGTGTTAGTGATGCCGGAACTGTAGCTGTTGGATGTTCCAAAGGCTAAGTTTGATCCGCCGCCATCGAACATCGCTCCAATGCGAACATTTGGGTTGGCGTCGTTACTGTCGTCATACGCCGCCTCAACCAGCGAAACGTAATTACCAGACGTGTAGTCAGTTTGTGTAACTGTCAAACCCTCGCCGTTTGTATTGCCGGTGAAGGTCGCGCCAAGTTTGTTTGCGGTTGCAATGGTGAGCGGTGTGACCGGCGCTGTTTCGCCTATACCGACATTTTCCGACGAATCAATCGTGATTGCGGTGGCGTCAGAGTTGTCGTCAATACCCGGTTTTACTTTACTGAGCGGCATTGCCTAATCCTTATACTTCCTGTGCGTCCATCATCTCTTGATACGCCGTCTTCACAGCGTCGCTCCACACAGCGTTGCAGATGCCCTGAACTTCAGTGCTTTCGCCAGAGATGTCTGTGTCGTCCCAGCTATCGCCAGACTTGGTGCAACATTGCAATACATGCCGATGAAAGCTGCGGCTAATCTCTACGCCATCTTTCTTGATGACGGTTGCAGTGCGTACTTGCACAGCTTTGTAGTCGCCGACCACCTCAATCTTGTCTTCTACTTGTTCTTCTGTAAGCGTTGCCATCTACTTTATCTCCTTTGGCTATGGACTGTCCGACCCTCACGTCCGGTGGGGTTATGCGTTTGTTTGGTATGTAAAATTAATAATAAATCTCACGTTCGATAAACTGCTATTGGACAGTCCAGCCCCAGCCAGATTATAAAATTTGATGTTATTGCTAGTGTCTAAGGCAAGAACAATAATCCCAGCGTTATAAGTTGTGTATCCAATTGTGCCAGACCCGTGTACTGCCGGATTGAATGGAAGACAAGTCACGGTATTTTGTGATGTGTCGCCGGTTGCTGGAAACTGAAAATCTAATTCGTAATTAACAATATCACCGATTTTTCTGTATCTGCCGCTATTAAATGACAAAGATAGCCCAGCGCCACTGCCATCAGAAATTGAACTGACTGTGCCTTCCTCATAATCATTCAGCGCATTGCTACTGCCGGTGCCGCCGAGATACAGGTTGCCCGACAAAAACAAATTTCTATAACGGTATCCAGACGCACCTAAGTCAACAACGGCTGTGCCGTCGCCTATCGCACCAGATTGGTTTGTAGGCAGAATTGCATTAGTCGTTCCGGTCATCCCAGCGCCGTTTGACCGTGGGTCAAAGATTACTGTAGTAACAGCACCGCCACGAGATTGCACACTTCCACCATTAGTGACAGTGATACTGTCAACGGCACCAACGCCTTCACCAGTAATTTTTGTCAGTGCCATTGCCTATGTTCCCTATGCGTATGGGCTGTCGCCAAGTACGCTTGTGTCCCAAGCTGCCTTGAGTTTAGCGATTGTGTCTGCGTTAGTAATTGCAGATGCCGCTGGTGCGTCACGCAGTGCCTTCTTCTTAGCTACAGACGCAGCCTGTGCTGTGCTGTCGGCGGCTTCTAGTGCCTTCATGTACACAACGTCCTCTGCTGCAAGCAATGGTGTGCGTACTTCACGGATTTTGTCCTTGAAGATTACTTTGGCTGCATCCATGTCTTCAGAGATGACCTTGCCACTTAATGACCATGCACCGCGAAAGTGACGGTCAGATGGAACGGTAGCCGTGGAAGCGTCAATCTGGTTCCCGTCCTTGTCTACGATGTAAGTTGTCGGCATTTTCTGCTCCTTTAAGCTGCCAGTTCATCAGAGATACGCCATGCGTTTCTCCACTCGCGTGTCCCCGGAAGCTGCTCCTTCCGACAGATCACCATCTTCGGGCGGTTGCCCTCGTCCCACGACTGCCACACAGACTGTGGTACATCCTTCTGGATGAGATATTCGATGGCCTCTTCTTCGGTCATCGGCCCCATCGGTTCCGTATTATGCAGCAAATAGCCGCGTGTATGTTTCTTGAAGTCGGGCTGTGCCTCGTCCTTCGCTAATTCCCAGTATACCCAAACCGGCGGCAGTATCCCACCCTGCAAGGCACAGGCCATCCAGTTGGGGTCCGGCACCAGTATCTTGGCGCACTCGTCTACCTTGTCCTCGTACACGACACGATAGTCTGACTGCACACCGTCAAGGTTCTCTTTGGCCCAACAGAGCCTGTCCCATAGATGTGTGCCTTGAAACTCTGGGGTCACTGTCATGCGAGGTCTCCATAACATGAGTGCATAACTAAATCTGCATCCGCTTGGCCCGAACCGTTTCCTGACTCATAAGACGACTGAACATTTACCGTAGACGATGTAGGTAACACGCTTCTTCTTGTTCCAACAGCGTACACATACGCATTCTCGGTACCGTCATCTAATCCAACACTCATCATCACCGTGTAAGTTGCATCAGACATATTGTTTGTGTAACTAGCTTGGTATTCACCGGTTCCTATGTCGCTGACACCGGATTGATTAAAAGAGCCTGTCACGGTATTACCGTCAAAATTAAATCGGTTGTGCGTTTTTGCGCTGCCATTCACCACAAAATTCGTAGCCAGCGAACCCGCAGTTGAATGCGTCAGGGTATCTGCTTTGATTATACCGAATGCCATTATGCGTCCCTATGGTTTCGTCGGCCAAGTGATGCCGGTCAAGTTGCCATCACTGTCGAGGCCGGGAGTCTGAGTAGTGATGTCACGAAGGGCTTGACGGTAAGTAGTCATGGCGTCTGACATAGTTACGTCAGACAGTGCATAGAAGTCTGTATCAGCCAGCTTTCCATTGCGCTGACGGCGAAGTTCCTCCATAGGAGCCGCATTATCAAGCGCCGTCTGCTTGGCGGTAATCTGCGACCACGTTACGCCAAAGTCGTCAGAATTGCTGGACTCAATAGCGGAACCGTTGGCGTCTGCGCCAGTGACCTTGCGGAACATGGCATTGAACTCATCCTCTGTCTTAGGATCACCGCGTAGCACCCACTGTTCGTCAGGGATAAGGGCTACGATTGCGTTTGCTACTGTTGCCATTACATGCTCCTCAATTCACGGCTATTTCTTGGATTATAAATGAACATCTATTTTCGGCTTCTGCGTTGAAATCTATGCTGGTGCAGCCAGCAGACACTTCCTTACCTTGGAACTTGTAAGTGACAGCTAATGTAGTGTTTGGTTGATCAATAAACATAAAAGGAAGCCCTGTATTCACATAGATAGAGCCGCCATTGAAGTCGTATGTGCGAAGGTCAATTACATAAACTTCTGTGCTGTCTCCAGTGAACGACCTCAGTATTCGTGTTCTACCGTGAACATCTACTTGACTAGCGGTTGATTGAATTGCCGCACACAACACCCCACTGAGTTGTATTAGTGAGTTTGCTTTGGTCGGTGTAATCGTCAGAGACATGCCTGAGATGTCTGAATAGGACGTAGTTGAACAAGTAGTAAATGTCGTGGTGCTAGTATGCAAAGTCTGCAAAACAGAATGAGTATCGTTTAGCCCTAAGTCACCGATGGTTGGTGTGTTGCCATTAGAAAGCTGAATTTGATTGACCTTTAGTACGCTACTCACTGGGCAATCTCCATAACCGTTATTGCACTATAAAAATTACCGCCTACATTAATTCTGGTTTGGCCTGAGTTTGCATTTGTTTCCGCATAAAATTGCAACTTGATTGTTTTTGCGTTGGTGTTAGATGCGTCAATAAAATATGACTTTGACGCTCGTTGATATAAGTTTGCTGAACTAGCGCCGCCCGACGTCATACCCAATTCATAAGTAGCACCAGCTCCCTCTATGACCGAACCATCAATGTTCAATTCGTAGCCACCAAAGGCGTTCGTCGCAGTCCGTGTTTGCGTTATTGAAACATCTGTTGAGATGTATAACTTACTATTCGCTTGCTTGGCCGTAAACGTAAAGCTACTTCCCGAAACATCGGACAATGAACTTGATGTGGTCGTAGAAGCGGTATTCCATTTATTATGCGCGACCTGAATTACATGCCCCGGAATAGTCACCCCGTTGCCGCTAGTCTTCTGGTTGATGGTGTCAACAAGAATGGTACTCATGCGAGGTCTCCCGTAACCATAGCCTCTTTATCAGCGTCTTCAAATGAAACTGACCCACTGCTGTAGTAAGAACCTACATGTCGAACATTAACGCTAGATGAGGTTTTACTTTCAGTAAAAAAATCACCATCCCCATCATAAGATATTCCAGCAACAGCGTAATGAACGCTATCAAATGCGTTGGTAAAATTAAGTGTCGTGGTTCCTGTTGAAGCATCAGCCGACGATGAAATGCCAAAGCTGTTGTCTGCTGTACCAAAAGTTGTTGTGCTGATATAAAACGCTTTGATGGTGGTCTGCTTCGTCAGCGTAGCTGCACCGCCGCTGGTGCTTTGGATGGTATCTGCCTTCAACGTACTCATAGCGTCACCAATGTTCCACCGCTTTCAACGGTCAGGGTTACGCCACTGGCTACAGTAAACGGGCCAGTCACGTTTGCGTTCTCAGTTGCAAGGATGGTTATATCAGAGGTCAGGCTCTGTGCATTTGTACGGAACAGCCCACCACCCTTGAAATTGCCTTTGTTCTGATCCGGCGGTGTTACAGACGACGCTGCAACGCCCATGTAGATCACGAAGATGTTACCAGTGCCACTAGACGGCGCTGCGGTGAATGTCAAAGTCGTGCCATCTGGAACGGAAAAAGCATCCACGCTTTCTTGGATAACCCCGTCGACAGATACAAGGATGTCTTCCTGCGTTACCGCTTGGTTCAGGGTGAAGGTCGTAGTCGAGCCGTTACCGTTGAACTCTTGTGTGGCAGTGCGCGCCTGAAACTGCGATACAACAGGATTGCCAATAAACGGCATTAGGTGATCTCCATAATACTCAAGGTCGCATCGATCTTGGCGGCGACACTACAGTCGATCTTCAAGACATCTGTGGTCTGCAAGACGACCTTGTTACCTGCCAGCAGTTCGACAGAAGACCCCGCCGGGATCGGGATGTCCTTGACCAACAAGACCGTCTCGTTAGTCTCCGTGTCAGACGTATCAGACACAAGCTGCACGTCAGCGGTTATCTGACTTGTGTGTACGTTACACAGCATCAGACCCAAGACCACGCTGGTCGTGCTTGATGGTACGGTGTACAGGGTGAGCGGCGTACCAGCACTCGCTGGCATGGCCGCATTCGTCTTCACTTTGAATGTGTTTGCCATATTCCTATCCTAGTGCGATTGCCAGTGCGGTTGCGTCGTCAGTTGTTGCAGCCCCTATGTCGGACGCTAGTTCTGATGCAGATCTTCCCTCTATCGAAGTTCCGTTAACACGCAAGAAGTCGTCGTCTGCAACTCCAGACGTAAATACTGGTACATTGCCGTTGCTAATGCCCGTGGATAGAGTTGCAGTGGTCGTGATGGTCGTGCCGTTGAGTGTAATGGCGTCCGCTTCTAACGTGCCGTCTACATCTACGTCACCAGAAATATCAAGGCTTGTTGCGGCCACTTCGCCGGTTACGCTTATACCACCGCTGGCTGTCTCCAGTTTCTTGGAGTTGTTGTGGTACAGTTCGACTGCGCCCCCATCGAAGGCGTGGATTAGTTTTTCTGTGTTTCCCGCATTGTTGACCTTGAGGGTACTTGTCCTCACTAAAATCACGCCCGTACCAGAGTCGTGTATTATGCTGTTGGAACCGTTGTGGTAAATTTGAAGGTCACCGCCCGTGCCAAACTTGGCCTTCGCATTGTCGGCAAACTCAAGCGCATCGTCGGACTTGTCAAAGACGATGTTGTAGT